AAAATTAATTAAAATTAATTAAATTTTAATAAAATTAAAATTACTTATAAAAATTATAATATGATATATTATATATGGTAGAATACAAGTGTATGAGATGTGGATATATCGCATCACAACGATGTAATTTTAAAAATCATTTAAATCGTAAAATTGTATGTCATCCTATACTAGAAGATATTAGTATAGAAAATATTAAAATTAAATATGGTTTTATAAAATTAGACAATGACCCTCAAAAATCCTCATTTTCTCCTCAAAAATCCTCATTTTCTCCTCCTCACAAATCCTCACTTTTTCCTCACAAATCCTCACTTTTTCCTCACAAATCCTCATTTTTTGAACACTCGACAAATAACAATTTAGTGTGTAAATTTTGTTCTAGAAACTGTAGTAGAAGTGACAACTTAAAAAGACATCTAAAAACTTGTAAAAAAAAAAAAGAATATGAGACATTATTGGAAGAAAAAAATAAAGATATAGAATTATTAAAAACACAATTAATTGATACTAATAATAGACATAATACAATTACTAATATAAGTAATACTAATAATAATACTACAAATAATACTACAAATAATACTACAAATAATACAATTATAATTAATAATTATGGTGAAGAAAATATAGAACATATTAATAAAAAATATTTATTAGGTCTCTTAAGTAAAACACATAGAGCAATTCCTTTATTAGTTGAAAAAATACATTTTGATCCTAAACATCCGGAAAATCAAAATATAAAATTGCCGAATAAAAAATTACCTTATATAAAAATAAGAAAAAATGATAAATGGCAATTTGTTGATAGAAAATCTGAAATAGTAAATCTAATTGATGCTATGTGTTTTATATTATCTGAAAATTATCAAAGTATCGAACTTAAAGGAAAAAAAAATCTTAATCAGAATCAAATTAAAGTAATAGAAAAATATTTAGATAAATATCGTAACGATGATAAAGAATTAATGAAAGAATTGGAAAATATTGTAGATTTAACTTTAATTAATAATAGTTTATAAATTATCATAAAATAGTTTTATATAATTTATTTTTAAGATTTTATGTAATTATATGTATATAAATAATCATTTTTATCTATATGTTGTAGGAGATATGTAAGCTTATTTTTATGTAAAAAATTATTAATATNTNTATTTTTAGTTAATAATTCATAATAATTCGTAATTTTTAATATATGGTTCAAAACTATATACATATTTACATTACTTACACATTTTGTGGTAAATACACCTATATTGGTTCCAATATCTAATACTATTGAATCTTTTTTAATATATTCTGATATTATATTATCATGATATGATTCCAAATTTCTATATTTTATAAGATGTGAGCTAATAAGATCATTATCATATAGTTTAGCCCAATAAAAACTATGTAAATTATCTATCATAAATATTATCTTATTAAAAAAAAACTTATAAACGATATTAATATTAAATATAAAAAAATGCTCGTAGCGGGATTCGAACACGCGACCTTCGCATTACAAGTGCGACGCTCTACCAACTAAGCTATACGAGCTAATACGTATACTACAGGATTCGAACCTGTGTGGGAAATTTCCCAATGGCTTAGAATGCCATTCACCTTAACCACTCGGTCAAGTATACATATAGCGCACACTACAGGATTCGAACCTGTGCGGGAAGATCCCAGTAGATTTCAAGTCTACCTCCTTAACCACTCGGACAAATGTGCTATTAAATTATACTACAATAAGATATTACATATAATTATATTATTTTATTTCTAAGTATTTTAAATTGATGTTTATTAATTTTATAAAAAAATGCTAGCATATTTTACTAGTGAGGAAATAAATACTATGAGTAGATAATCATTTGAATCTATTTTAAATTTGGAAATTGTTAGATAAGGATAATAAAAACAAATATAAAAATCCATATTATAAACATTTTAAAATTTAACTAGTTAAATACAACAACATGTATTATCTTCACAAAATTCTTTTTCATTTAATTTTTTAAAACCTAATTCTTCGTCTATATGTTCTAGATTTAATTCATTAAACTTTTTGTTTCTCATTATTTCTAAATATTTTTCTGATTTTAAATTTATCATTGCTTTATAAATATCCTTAGTCTTATTATTTTTCAAATTTTTGAATTTAGTATCATTATATTGTCCTTCAATCCAATCAGGAACAATATATTTACAACGTTGTTTAGTTTCAACTATTTGTTTTTCTATACCATCTATAAATTCACCAGGTTCTGCGTCTTTTACTGGATTTAATCTCTCAAATTTTAATTTTGTTATTATTTGATCAAATGCTTCTGTAGCATTTTGATGTGCTTCTGATCGAGTACTATATTCAAAAGCACTTGAAAAAGATTGAAATAATGTTGTTACCGAAGCCATTACACCAACACTAACAGTAAATACTGTGCTATATTCTTCAAAATAAGCAATTGAAGCTAAAAATGAACCAATGCCACTAAGAGAACTAAGAACAATAGAAGGAACTGAAAAATATTTATCCATACAAGCATAATGACGAGCACACATCCAATGTGTTTGCCTTTTAAGATTACAATATTTTTCTAAACTTTCGTAAATTTTATCAATCTCTTCTGGATTATTTAATTTAGCTAAATCTACAATTATACGATGTTCATTATTATTCGATGTATGGATATCATTTTCAATATCTCCATTTTCACTATTATTTTTACTATTATTTCCACTATTTTCAACATTAGTAATAATTGTATTAACAACTTCATCTACATTCTTATTACCGGTTTCAATTAAAACGTTTTCTTCATTTGTTTCTAATGGAGCACACAAGTTTTCAATATTTTCATTATTTTCAGAATTGTCTATAACGTCTGAATTATTTGACATTATAATAAATATAATTATTTTATAAAAAAAAATAAACCCTAAATATAATATTAATTATATACAATTATTATAAATACATTTTTTATTTTGAATTTTATAACTATTTTTAAATTTATCTTTACAATCATTAATTACTTTTTCTGAATTCTCATTTACAATAATTGTAAAATTTACATTTAATTCACTATGTACTTCAACTTCATGAAATACTCCAAGAGGTATATATAAAAGACTTCCTGGTTTTAATATATTTTTAATATATTTTTTATCATTTCTATTATTTTTTGTATAAACTGTACGAGTTCCTATTAATTGTACCATAATTATACTAATACAATCATAATGATATCTATATATCCAATTATTTAAACTAATTCTTATAAAACCAGGTTTAACATTATTTTTATTTAATTTTAAATATTTAATAGTTGGATAGTATGCATATTTTAAAATATATTTACATAATTCATTATTATCAAAAATTTGTTTTATTTGATATCTAACACAATTTGAATTTTGTGGGTATTCTAAAAAATTATTAATAGTTGTAGATATATATTCAGATGCTGCTAAATTATTTTTATAATATTTAGATATTAATATTTTATATTTACCTGTGTTTTTTATAAATATATTTTTTTTAAAATATTTTAATATAGTATTTGATAGCCTAAGATTATCACCATAATTTATATATGTTTCTTTTTTATTAATATATTTATATAATATAAAAATAATTATAAAAACATAAAATAAATTTATTTTATTCATAATTTATAATATATATTTATTGTGTATAATTTTTATATTAAATTTATATTTTTATATAAATGAATAGCAAATTTTTATTATGTATATTAACAAGTTCTAATGAAAAACTATTAAAAGTATCATATAATAGTGCTTTAAATCAATTAAATCATAATTTAGATTATACTATAGTAATAGTAGTAAATAGTTTAAATGAAGTATATTATAATGACGTATGTAATGAATTTAAAAATATTGACGTTGAAATAATACAAACACACTCTAATGGAAAACCTGGTATGGGACATAATAGTGTTATAAATTTGTTTAAAAATCGTATTCAATATCAATATATGTTATTATTAGATGGAGATGATTTTTTATATCCTTCGGCTTTAGAACAATTAACAAAATGTTTCAATAAACAGAATAATATAGATATGTTAGTATTAAAAAGCACAGATAAATTAAAATATATAGATGAAAACTCTGATTTTTTTGATATTAATTTAAATAATAACTTTACAATTTCAAGTAAAATTTATGTAGAACATAAATTATATCCTTGGAATAATGAGCATATGGGATTATCTAATTTTTTTGAAAACTCATTATGTACACCTATTAGACTTTTTTTATTAAATAGAACATTTTTTAAATATTATTCAAATAATTTATTTCATAATGAATGTAAACTATATGATGATTATTTGACTTTTTTGTATTTTATAAGAGCTAGTGCTAATCCAAATTTAAATTGTTTTATCATACCTGGAAAATATATATATTTATATAACAGTATTAATATTAATTCGGTGACACATACAACACAACAAGATAATGATTTAGTATATTATAATAATTTAAAAAATGAATTTAGTGATATTTTACCAATTTTAAATTATAAATGGGATTTAACACAATTACCTACATTATATATTAGTCATAAATTTGATATAGATTATAGTTATGAGATACATGAAGAATTTTATAATATTAGTATGAATATTAATTATAAAAATATATGCAATGATTCAAATTATCTTTATCTAAAAAAAAATGGAATTAATATAATTAATCAATTAATACAAAGTTATTATGATATATGTGAATTAAAATTTATGAATAGTAATTATGAAAAAAGTTTATTTTATGCCTCATTTTTTAATAATCATAATATTTATAATTCATTTATTAGTTTTATTATTATTTATAGTATTCATATATTATATGAAAATACTATAGATAATATAAATGTAAATTTATTTAAAAAACATATAAAATCTGGTATAGTATTTACAAATTTTTATAATTTACAAACATTAAAAAATTATATAGACTTTATCAAAAATATTGAGTAAATATTAATTTTAAATTGATTTTAAATTGATTTTATAGATTATAGCAATTAATAATGTCTACGAAAAAACAATCTCTTGCTCTTGTTAAAACACTTATTGAGATAAATATAACTATAGAAAATTTAGAATCATTAAAAACAAAAAAGGGTAATACTCAAATTGCTGAACGAATTTATATTCAATTAATTAAAGATATATTTGATAAAAATAATATAACATACGAAGAAGCACCATCTCAACAATCTAAGGATTTTCGTAATATTAATAATACTGGTTTAAATTTAGAATTTAAGAAAACGGATACATTAACTGTTTACTTTAATGATACATGTCCTAATGAAGACATTGAATATTGTATATTATTTACAGGTAATAAAAAATATAAACCACAAATTATATTTATAAATGGAGAAAAAATAGTTAATACATCTAAACCATGGATTGATGAATATACAAGAGAAATTAATCTTTTAAAAAATAAATATTGTAGAGGTGAAAATAAAAAAAATTTATCTGGAATTATGGAAGTATATACAAGACCTACTTATAAAGCTAATATATCTACATTATTATTATAAATAATCAATATAATACTAATCAATATAATATTAATGAATACAATTAACAATTTGTTTAATTAATGGTGGTGGAACAGCATTACCTATTTGAATAATTTGTTCTTTCATAGAACCATATAGTTTATAATCACTAGGAAAACCTTGAATTTGTTTTAATTCATCTGGTAATAAACATCTAAGATAATAACCATTTTTATTTTTTAATGGCGCAAATAATCTGGGTTGATGATTATATGTACATATAATTGTTTTACTAGGTTTTCTAATATCTATAATTTCACTATGAACTGNAGAATCTCTTTTAGAAAATGATAAACGACATGGATATGGTATATTTTTATAAATAAAATCACGATTTTTAGCAATCACTTTTAAATAAGGATGAACGTTATTTTCGGTTTCATCATTATTCATATCGGTTAAAACACATTCTTCCGGAATAGTAGTCATATCAAAATCTTCTGGTTCGATTTTTATAGCACCATACATATTAAACTTTACTATATTTTTTAAATCAACTATGGTATTTAATTCTTCTGGAAATGTAAGTGTTTTATTAAGATGTTTTTTTACACCTAAAATAATTAATCTTTCTCTTTTTTGTGGAACTCCATATTTATCTGTTTTAAAAACTTTATATATTATATTATAATCTAATTTTTCAAACTCTTCTACTATTATATCTATTACATTTTCACCTATTCCAGTTTTTCTTGATAATAAACCTTTTACATTTTCACCAATTATATAATCTGGTTCACATAATTTTGCTACTCTTACAAATTCTTTAAATAATGTTCCACGAGGATCATTCGGATTTTTTTTACCAGCATTACTAAATGATTGGCAAGGAAACCCCGCAAATAAAATTTTAAATAAATTCTTATATTTTAAAAATGTTTCATCACTAATTTTAGTTATATCACCACCTACTAATTTACTATTAGTAAAATTCATATCATGTGTTTTTTGAAATTTAACTTCTTTTTCACTATAAGCGATTACTTGTAATCCGGCTTGTTCCATACCTAATGTATCTCCTCCCATACCAGAAAATAAACTCATAGCACATTGATTTTTATTAAATTTAATCTTAATTTCATCATTATTTTCATTATTTTCATTATTTTCATTATTTTCATTATTTTCATTATTTTCATTATTTTCATTATTTTCATTATTTTCATTATTTTCATTATTTTC